CCGCGTGTGGAACGATAAAGAAGCGGTAGAAGATAAAGTGCGTAAGGCCAAGAAAATAAAACTAGAAGACGGCTTTACTTACTCCCTGAAATCGCCAGCGCAGTTAGAGAAAGTATGTAAGACCTTGAAGGTAGACTTTAAGCAGTACGAGGGTTTTATCTCCAGTGTTTCGTCTGGCACTACGCTAGCTAAAGCCGATGATAAACGCCCAGCTGCGCTGCCTTTAGCAGGGCTCGAGCAGTTGAACGAAATGAATTGATATGTCTGTGTACTTAGCGTAGTCTCATTATAGTTTCGGTGTGTGTTTGAGCACCGGCGCTAGTGGGGCGGCCCTAAGCACAGCATTCGACGCTGTGGCTAGCGTTTCAAAAAAGCCGAAACTAACCCGCCGCCCGAAAGGGCGGCGACTTAAACTTAGAAACCTAAAGAGAAAATACTATGAGCAATTTACCTGCAAATATCTCCAACCTAGTCGGCGCGCTTGAGTCGGCACAACAGTCAACCCCTCCAGTAGCTAGCGGTGATTTTCTATACCTGAAAATGACCAAAATAGGTGAGTGGGTGTACGGCGCCGAAGAAACCGAAGTAGCTGAAGACTCTGTTTTTGTAGTAGAGCCGTCTAGCTATGCACAAGGTTACGTGGCGTGGGACGATGGCGAGTTAATCGACGAGCAGATGGCAGCCGCTGGGCAGCCTCCTATTGTCGTAGCTGACCTGCCGGCGTTACCTGCTGGCGTTCGCTGGGACTCCCAAGTAGCGTTTGCGCTTAAGGGTATCGAAGGCGGTGATAAAGGCGTACAGCTGTTGTACAAAGTTTCTTCACGCGGCGGCAAAACGGCAATAGCTGAATTGCTGGCTGAAATAATTGCACGTGGCAAGGCGGGTAACGCTGACTTGTGCCCTGTGGTTATCCTAGAACGTTCGTCTTATAAGCATAAGAAATACGGCAAAATTTTTACGCCGGTGCTTAGAATCGACGAGTGGCTGGACGTAGAAGACGCGGCGGAGAATGCTGAACCTGAACCTGAAGCGAAAGAGGACGAAGAGCCTGCAACTGAAGATAAGCCTAAACGATCACGTCGTGGTCGTGCGGCTGAACCTGAAGCGAAAGAGGCCGAAGAGCCTGAGCCGGCTAAACGCACGCGTCGCAGTCGGAGAAATACATAACCTCTGCGATCTTAGAGGGGGCCGCTCGCGCGGCCTTTTCTTTCTAACCCCAACCAAAAAAGGTGTAAACGATGTCCAGTGCCGAGCGAGACGAAATAATAACCCTTATGGCCACTAAGGCCTCAGACCTTATTGCTACGTTTTTGACTGAACTAAGAATTGAAGGTATAGACGAAAAAGTAGCTCTGTCTATAGCTGTTTTAACGCTTATGGGCTGTGTAGGTGAGACCCTGAAAATAGCTATGGAAGAAGAGAGAAAGAAGATAGAAGCCAACCCTTATTCCTCCGACACTGCAAAAGAACGCGAAATAGAACTTCTGACCGGCACCTGCGTAAATCAGTGCTTGAACATACTTAAAAAGTCGCTACCTATTCCCATATCAGCTAAGGCTATAAAAGCCGGCGACGCCTCTAAAGTTGATTCTTACATAGAAGGCTTAGCTGCTGAAAATAAGTCAGGTGCGTTAAATTGATCGTCGGCCTAGATTTCGAGACGCGCAGCGAAGTAGATTTAAAAGCCTGTGGCGCTGACGTTTACGCCAGTGACCCCAGCACCGATATTATTTGTTGCTCGTTCATAAACAAAGATAACGGGCAGGAGTGGCTATGGTATCCAGGGCAGAAAATACCTCACGAATTAATTTTAGCGTTGCAGTTAGCCACGGACGTAGAAGCTCATAACGCGCGGTTCGATGAACTTATCTATGAATGTATAGCCGTATCTGACTACGGTTTCCCAATACTACCGAAAGAAAAATGGGTGTGCACCATAGCTCAATGCCGTGTAAACGCAATGCCGGCTAGCCTCGATGCGGCCACTAGAGCCGCCGACGCTAAGCATAAAAAAGATCACACCGGTAGCGCGCTAATTAGAAAGCTTTGCGTGCCAAAAGACGGCGTTTTCAATACGGACCCTACGCTCATAGCTAAGATGGGTAAATACTGCATGAAGGATAGCCGTGCCATGGTGGGGCTCACTAATACGTTGCGGCCGCTGTCAGATATTGATAAGCGCGACTGGCAGATTAACGAACGTATAAACGACCGGGGCATTCTAGTAGATATAGAGCTGGCCACGCTGGCGCAGGCTTACGCCGCACAGGAAAAAGACGAATTGGGCCGTCAGCTGTCTAATCTTACAGACGGCGCCATAACTAAAGTGACTCAAACTACTAAGTTTTTAAAAGTGCTGAAAGAAGAGCTGCCAGCGGAGCTTATGCACTGCGTACAAAAACCCCGTAAGGCAGCGAGTGACCCGGTAAAATACACGTTAGACAAGGCCGCCCGAGGTTTACTGCTGGAGGAAGAAGGTTTAGAGCCCCACCACCGCGACATAATAACTTTGATACACGAAGGCGGTAACTCTAGCGTGTCGAAGTTCACCGCCATGCTAAACAGGGCTGATCCTATTACCGGCCGGGTACACGGCGCTTTCATCTTTGCTGGTGCTGGCCAGACGCAGCGCTACTCCAGCAAAGGTCTACAACTCCATAACATGCGTCGCGATTGTCATTCTGCTGACGAAGCTGAGATATTAAAAGCTAAAATGCGTCGCGGCGAGAGCATAGGCGAGCCGGTAATGGACGTGCTGGCCAAGATGTTAAGGCCTACTGTGGTGCCCGCTAAAGGGCACAAATTTATTGTGGGGGATTGGTCGGCCATAGAGGCTAGGGTGCTGCCATGGCTGTCTGACAGTCCCGGCGGGCGGAAAGTTTTAGACCGCTTCAGGCATTACGACGCTAACCCCGAAAAAGGCGACATATACACCGCTACGGCCTCTGACATGAGTATGGACGATAGGCAGATAGGTAAAGTGGCCGTGTTGTCTTTAGGCTTTGGTGGGGCTGTGGGGGCGTTTCAGTCCATGGCCAAAAACTATGGCGTTACCATATCCGATAGCTACGCACTGTCAGTAGTAGGTAAGTGGCGTAGAGCTAACCCGTGGGCTGTTAAGTTCTGGGGCGAGCTTGAGAAAGCAGCGCTTAAAGCTGTGCGCCGGCCCCGAACAGTACACGCCGCCGGGCGGGTCAAATACGTATTCACTCCCGAACTTTTAGGCGGCACGTTGTTTTGTATCCTGCCTAACGACACAGTAATTCAGTACCCTTATGCACGTATAGACCGTGGCAATGTAACCGCCATGAAAGCCTCTGTGCAGCCTAAGAGCGACAGTGAAGACGAATGGCCTAGAATGTCACTGTGGGGCGGCTTTTTAGCAGAGAACATTACCCAAGCGTCTTCAGCGTGCCTGCTACGTGAGTTACTGGCAGACATGGTAGAAGATGAGTTCCCAGTAGTGGGGCACTGCCATGATGAAGTTATTTTAGAACCGCACGACTATGAGGTAGATGTTATGCTGGAAGAATGTCAAAGCTATATGGAAGCTTGCCCAGAATGGGCCAAGGGTTTACCCTTACGGGCCGTGCCAGAAGTTTTTACCCGTTACGGAAAATAAAAAAACCCGCTGCGGCGAAACAGCGGGCTTCAGTGCCCAACCAAAGGCATCAATCATTTAAAAGGCGTTCCAAATGACCAATGAAACGAAAGATACAGCTACTAACGACGAAGCGCAAGTAGTAAGCGACCTAGAAAAATTCGCTACCGCTGATGCTCCTAGCACTAATGCTATTACTTTCCCTGAAGTGCCCCCGAAAGATTACGATACTGACCTTATAGAAAACTTCCTGGACACTGTGTTCCACGCAGGGCTAGACGATGAAGAACAAGTGCTTACGTGGATGGTTAAGCCTACTTCTCAACCTTACCACCCTAAAAGCGAGACCAGACTGCTAGAACTTTTAAGCAGTACCCGCCAGCCTAAAGCTTTGTACTACGCCACTGCCACTTGCAAAGTGGACCCCGAGGACGGGAAACTCCACCACCGAAAAGACCTGTTTCAAACGCTCCGCGTGGTCGTACTGGACGATATAGGAACTAAAGTTCCAGTAGCCAAAATACCTGAAGACTTCCCCCCGTCGTACATAATAGAGTCGAGCGCCGGCAATTTTCAGTACGGCTATGTTCTAACCGAGCCGGTAGAAGAGCTGCCCGCGGCTGAAGCTTTGATCCAACTGGTTTATGAGTCTGGCTACTCGGACGAAGGCGGTAAAACACCGGTAAAATTGGTGCGGCTCCCAGAGGGCGTAAACGGCAAGAAAGGTGAAAAAGGCAAGTTTATAAGCCGGCTTACTTCTCTCACTGACGTTACCTATTCACCGCAGGACATACTCGACAAACTGAAACTTAACGTGGACTGGGCCGACGTGCTGGCAGACGCCGACGAGGTAACTAAACGCCGCGCTTCGCAGTCTTTAGGCGCGTCACCGTGGGCCGACGTCACCCCTAAAGCGCAAGCTATGAACGGGTTTATAGACCCGGTATTAGAATGGCTATACGACACTAATCAAGTAGCGTTGGATAACCAAGGACCGTGGATAGACATAAAGTGCCCATGGAGCGAAGGACACACGTCTGGTAAATCTACTGCGCGTTACGCGCCGCTGGGAAGGGGAGAGAACGTCTCCATGCGCGGGTTTAAATGTTTCCATGACCACTGTGCCGGCACTAACACACCAGATTTTCTTAAGTACGTGGCCAACGTAAGCGGTATACAGGCAGGAGTGCATGATCCCGCTGCCGAGCTCGCTACGCGCTATGTGTTCGATAAAATACTTAATTCAGCGTGGGACATAAAAAGCCAAAAACGCGACATACGTATACCCATGACCTCTTTCACTACGCTGCACCCACATAAAACGACTATTCAAACCGTGGACGGCAAAGAGAAGTTGGTAGGCATGACGGCTCTGTGGTGCACTTCGCCTTCTAGGGTAGTAGTGGCCGGGGAAATTTACGACCCGAGCACGACAGCTAGAATAGTAAAATCAGCTGGGGAACTGTACGTTAACCAGTTTTTTATCCCTGACTGGGGAAAAGGCCCTATAGATACGTCGCACGTTGAAAAGTTTACTGACTATCTGGAATACTTAATCCCTGATGAAGCCAGCCGCGCCTATTTTCTTATGTGGCTGGCTGCTAAAGCTCAAGATATGAGCTTCCGCGGTGCGGCTATAGTTATGATAGCTGATAAGCAGGGCGTAGGACGTTCTACGCTCGCTGACATGATTAAAACACTGCTAGGCGGTAGTAATGTGGCTGACGTGCCCCTTAAGGATATGGTAGGCGACAGCCAGTTTAACGAGTGGCAAGAAAAACCTTTCATAGTGTCAGAGGAAACATTATCCGCTGACCCTAAATTACAATACAACACCTACGAGAAGCTTAAAACTTTCATCGATCCACGAAGCCGAACCATAACTATTAACCCTAAGTTTGGTTTAAAACGCGACGCCGTAGCGCATGCTAGCTATTTGTTTCTTTCTAACCATGTCAACGCTATAGCCATACCTGAAGGTGATCGCCGGTTTTATGTGTTAAAGAACGCAGACACTCCTGCCGCGCCTCGGGTGTTTACCCATCTTAACCGCTGGCTGAAGGTTAAAGACGACGATGGCATGCCAGTGTGGGGGCGCCATGTTTTTAGATGGCTTCAAACTTTAGAAGTGGACATAGAAGCCATGACAGCCCCACCGCCTAGAACCACTGCTAAAGCCGATATGGAGGGGGAGTCACTTAACAACATAGATTTTGCCGTCAATAATCTGCTTTCTATATGGCCTGACCCGTATATAAACGCGACTGAAGTTTTTAGTATTTTTGAGAACCCTCTACTGTCCGGCCCTTTACACTTCGATGATGAAGCTAACCGTAAATACATAAGGCGCGCGGTGAACATGGCGAGCACTGGCTACAAGTGCGATGGTGTTAGAGACGTCAACGGCACGGGGAGAGTCATACGCCCCAGAGTGCTTAAAACTATCTCGCTCACGGGTGAAGGGTTTGTGCCTTTCCCTATCACTGCTAAACAGACAGAAGACGCCACCGAACACTTGCGCGGGCATTACACGCAACGGACGGTAAACCTAGAACAACTGGCCGAGGCCGTAGCTAACGCATTACATGAAGACGACCGGATATAAGTGTTGCACCTTAACTATGCTTAGGGTGCACGCTACAGAACCTTTAACAATGGTAGGTTTTTACTGCACTAACTGCCAAAAATTCATGCCTGCCATTGGCAGGGAAAGACAACTACCTATACGGGATAAACATGAAAGAACTACAATTCCTACGACAAGATGAATGCCACGAATGGGCAGGCGCAGTAATGCGTTTGGCACCTTACGCTATTGACCAAGGAGGGTTTTACACCCTCGGCATGCCAGCCTATATAGCTGACAAAGAGCAATATGCCGGACTGGCTAACACCTACAACGCCATGTTAATTCAAAATTTTAATGCACTATATGAAGGGCTGCGCTCCGTTCTTTCTGAACACTTTGATACCCCAGTTGGCTATTTTAATGATGGCGGGCTGCGTCCCAGTTTCCATATTTTCGATTCGCTATCTGTTAAACGCGAAGCCAGCATACACATAGACGAACAATATGAAAATGTTATAGCGCTTGAAGGCAGAGAGTGGAAAGACCCTTTCACCTTAACGGTCCCTATAATGTTGCCAGAAGGGGTAAACGGGCTAGATATGTGGCCCGAGGGTGCGCTAACTAGCGAGCCGCCGACTGAGCTTATCGAATACACGCCCGGTAAAATGTATATTCACAGCGGCGCTGCCCCACACCGCATACACAAGCCGGAGACCTTTAAAGGTGGGGCGTTTCGTATCACTTTACAAGCCCACGGTGTACACACCCCGGCCGGCGTTGTTCTTTACTGGTGAAAATTACCACCTAGCCGGTGGCCCTGAGCGGGTGTCTATGTGGTTGAAAGTTTCATACACCCCGAGGCCGTACTTACCAGGGTATTTTTGAGTTAGGTAGTGGTGCACTGTTTCAGGCGTTGCTTTATCGAATTCACAGTCTAAAGCGCGCGCTTTAGGATGTTGAGAGGCGTCTGAACTGCCTACTGAGGGGCTGCGATTGTACGCTAGACACCTGTACGCCGATGTAATTGTAACTTTACTGTTAAAATGATCGCAAACATCCTGCACCACATTGACTGTTTCAAAGTCCATCGAATCTACACCACAGCCGCATTTACATGCGAACTCGTGGCGAGAGAGATTTTTAGTTAGGTCGCCCATTTAACAGTCCGGCGCGTTCGGGCCAGTATTCTTTTTGTAGCCTAGCCGTGTGTTGCTGTTCACCAAAGGTACAGGGTTAAGGTCTAGAGTCGTTTCCATCTCTACGCACCCTTCATCCCCTTCATCCCCTTCATAGAATTCTAGCTGTTCTATTATGGCTTTCACCGCGTCGCCGCTGCTATTGCAACCTACTAAAAACGAGCTGATCAATACCAACATTAGTAGTTTCAAGATTCACCTACCTTAGTGTCCGTGAAAAAGCGCAGTATGATGCCGGCTAGCGATACCGCCCCTGCGGACAGTGCTGCCTGTTCAGATTCTGGGATGATAACCCCTGTGCCGGCTAAAAGAGCGTATAGCAAGCCCATACCCATTACTACTATCGTTTTATACCCTTTCATTATTTTTCCTTTTTCACATTTGAGCTTTTAAATAATCGACTTCCCGCTTGAGAGATGTCAGGTGCAGTTCATAGCGGTCTCTGTCTTCGTAGTATATTTCAGGGACGTCGGGGTTTCGTTCGATAACCCGTTTAACACTGGCTAGACTCTCAGTGGCGTTTTCAATTTGATACTCTGTTCGATCTATCCGCCTAGAAACTTCTGAGGCAAGATAATTTGTGTTCATCTGCTCCATTAAGTCGTCAAGTTTATCTTTGACGTGGTTTTCTTCGTCTAGGTGTTCCTCTCTGTGATCTTCAAAATAAGAGTTTGCTTCCTCTTCGTGAAGTAAAACATAGCTCCCTATTGCGGTCGATAATATAAGAAAAAACCAAGCGCAATGTTTCACTGCTACTCTATTTATTAACCCTTCTCCGTGGAGTTCTTCGATAATGCTATTCACTTCTACTTCCCCTGCGTTTACACGATACGACGAATTACAACCCTAACTAATTTTTTCAGTACCCCTCTGGCATCGGCTGCGGTTGTTACGTTCGCATCCCACCACGCGTTATACTCCGCGTTTGTCATAGCTTTTAAGTTATGTATGACGCTGTCTCCTGCTATTTCTGTCTCTAGGTCTTCTAACCTTTGTACCTCCGCCGCTGCTTCTGCTTCTGCTTCTAGCTCTTCTGCTGTTTTGTTGACTATCTCGTAAGTTACTTTAGTCGTTTTATCGCTGGGGTCAGGAGTGAGAATTTCATCGCCAAATTTTTCATGGCTTTGGAGTTCCTGCCCTACAGGGGTAAGCGGCCAGTATTCTATGTCGACGTGGTCGTGGAGCGTTAGCTGCTCTATATCAACTACCGATTGAAGGTTCCGCAGGGTTTCCACGCCTAACCCCCGCATTTTCTTAGGTGGGTGTTCGCGTGTCGCTGTTAATGTTCTTGTGTTGACTTTGGCCATTACGCAAAATCCCCCAGTAAAACTGCTTGGTGTATTATGTTACCGCCGATGAGCTTAAAAAATCTTCGGCCGGTGTCTCCTATCCACATAGCATTGCCGGCAGACCCGCCGATTCCTGAGTGGTTAAAGGGTGTGACACTTGTTTCGCTAATGCTCGCCACGTCGAATCTGTTGTCCATGAGATACGTATAAACGAAAGGCGATCCGATAGCGAACATCTCATACCCGTTGGGGTCGAAGTGTATACCCTCCCGCCCGCCAATGGAGTAGTTTGTTACGTACGTCGCTGTGGAAATGTCCCAAGGGGTGTCCATTGTGTAAGTGTAAATGTCGTCGTTTGTGTCGCCAAACACCCAAAGAGTCAGCCCGTCTGGAGCCCAACGCATAGACTCTGGTGCGCCATCTTCAGAGCTTATGTCTAACGTCGCCTCGACGGCACTAGCAGTGCTTAAATCCCACGGCGTGGCAAGGGAGTGCTGCTCGACTTTATCTCCTGTCCCGTACGCTAAGTACAGTTTCGTCCCGTCGTCGCTAAGAATTATTGCCGCGCATAACGTCGAAGACCCATCCACTTTTTGCCCTGTGCCATACGCCGCTGTGGTTATGTCCCAAGGGGTCGATAGGTCGTACCGTCTAGCACCCCCATCCGCAGCCACGGAGTCATAATCAGCCATGTAACAGTATTCGCCTGTAGGGTCGAAAACCATGTCTTTTACTAAGTTCTCCCCTTGAGTAGTCGTGAAGCTTCCCGCGCTGGCGTTAAGAAAATTGGGGAGCCCGTGATACCAAGGAATCAACTCTACGACAGTAGGGCAGACAGGGGCCACGCCCGATCTGTCCGGCACGCCTAAAGCCCTGAATTTACTGCCTATCGGAGTCGGCCTACTCATAAGTCTAAGGCTCGGCCTGTGAAGGCAATGCCGCTTGCAAAAGCAGTGGCTGCACCTACATACAGTTTATCGCCCGCCTGTAAATGTAAGGGGGCGGCTTCGGTGTAGCCGAAATCAGTAGGCTCAATAACGCCCGTCGCGGCTACAGTTACTGCGGCCATAAGGACGCTCTTTACGAAGAAATAGTCGCCTGCACCTCCGAGCTGTATAAACAGGTCGAGCCTGTTATCCGCTGCTAAAGTGGCGCGTGGCACAGCGGATAGACCTACCATAGTAGCGCCTTTTGTGCCTGCTGTGGCTATTAGCTCTACACCGGCGGGCGCCGAAGTTAGGTCGTCCGCTGCCGTAACGTCTGCCGCTACGACTTTTGGTATTGAAGGGAAAGCTGCTAAGTCGGACATGGTATAAACCTCTTAAAATGATACTGCTGTTGTTTGCATGTTAGCTAAAGTTAGTGCGGCTGTTAAGGTTATCGCCCAGTCCGCGTAAGTGCCTTCGCCGATAGCCATAGCTACCGACACTTCAAGCGCTCCTGTGCCCGCGTCGTAGGCCGTTACAATGCCCGACATATACTCGTCGGCTGCTGCCCCAGTATACGCTATTTTCACTGAGTGCCCGGGTAGAAAGTCTTTCCCCGTCTCTATGGTTAAGCTCTGCGCGCCTTTGTCTATATCCAGAGAGGTAGTGGACGTGCCTGTGGTGCCTGCGGCGCCTGCGGCTACTGCTGCTGCGGCTGCTTCTGCGCTAGCTGCGGCCTCTGCTGCACTAGCCGCCGAGGCCGAGGCAGCTTGTAGCGCTCCGGTCTCGTTCTGGTATACAGCCGTTAATTTAGTCCCTGCGGCGTATGACGTGGCCAGTGTGACCTCGTTCAGTACCGCGTCGTAAGTGTACTCGTCGTCTATAAGCAGCCGACCGCGATCTATGCCAGCGCCGGTCAGGTACATGGAGGCGCCTGCTACCACCTCAACAAACGGCACAACCGTCTGGAGCGCTGCAAGGGTTACCGTCTCTTCAAATGCGCCTAAACTGTTACTTGTGGTAACGCTGTACCATGCGCTGTCGCCTACGTCCCAGATTTCTAGGCCGTTTACGGTGACGCGGATTCTGTCCACCCCAGTAACTGACACTCGGTAATCCGCAACGGCGGGTAGATAAGCGCCTGTGCGTGCGTCAGATGCGAAAGAAGCGGCTGGGAAAGCTGCCGACCCGTCTGCCAAAACCAAAGGCGCCAACATACCGCCGTTGCCGTTACGGCTAAGGCTAGCCGTCAGTGCCGCCGCTATATCAGGTAGGGTAGTATTAGCCCAGTCCGCATCGATAAGCGTATCGACTATTACGGGGTTTCCTGCAACCAGTGTAAACGTGCCATTTGAATTACGTGGCATTTCTATCTCCTATTCGTTAGCGGCGCCTACTATGCTGCCTCTAACACCATAATTACGTAGCGCTTCAGCCATTGGCAGGTAAAACCCTTTCTGCATTAGCTTCTGTGGCGCTGTATTGCCTAGTATTGCTTGCCCTGTAGACTGTAAAGGCAATATGTTCGGCGTATTAACGGCTAAACCTTTCAGCACATCTATAATCGGGTTAGGTTCTTTCCGCCCTAACGTCTGCATGCTTGTGCTGGCAAAGTCGTATAGAGGCGCATCGCCTGTGGCCGCTCGGGTTTTGCCCCCGGCCGACTTTACACCGCTCATAAGAGTAGCCGGGTCGATGATACCGCCCTGTTTCATAGCGCTTAAAGACGAGGCCGAGTTACGTATGGTTATAAAATCACCGTACTTACTATCGACTGCGGCTAGAGCATCTAACGTGTCTGGGCCGGCAGACGCCCTAAGCTTACCGCGCATGCTGTTAAGCGTGTCCGTAAGCGCGTCGTCACCCCTTATCGCGGCAGCTTCTATACGCCTGCGGAAAGCATTATCGAGTTCTTTTAGCCCGTCACTAGAATAGTTACGTGATAAATTGCCTAAATCGTCCAGGAGGCTGCGTAACACGGCACCGCTATTTCCGCCTAAGTTATTTCCGGCTTTTACGCCCTCGTTTACCATGTCTACCATGGCCTCTCCAGAGGGTTTAGTAGCTTTAGCCCACGCAGCTGAATACGCGTCATTAAACTGATTTTTCAAGGCTTTAACGCCCTTGACGCCCGTTTCGGCTATTTCACCTAGTGGGGCTACGCGGTTAAGAAGCACTTTATTCCACGATTCAGCGCTTCTTTCGCCAGCTTCGCGGGTGCCCTTAGCCATAAAAGGTGTTATCTGCATAGCATACCCCATGGCTCTTGGCAGTACGCTGGTAGAAGCCTTATCAGGCGTTAAATATACGCCCATATCCATAAGGCTTTTAGCAGCGTCCGTCACATCTATGCCGGTTATGGCTTTACGCAAAGTGCTACCCACAACACCGCCAGCTAGCGCGGCCGCACCTTCTTTAACTGCCCCCTCAAAACGGGTTTTTCCAGCTTCAGGCAGTTTTAAACCCCCGTGGGTCGCGCTTAAGCCTATGTCAGCCGCTAGAATACTCTTCGCCCCGCGGTTAAGTAGCTTAGCACCTTTAGCTATGCCTGCTGCGGGTAACGCCAGCTGGGCTATTTCTCCAGTTATGTTACCGGCTGTACCCCAACCACCGGACGCATCTACGTCTCGGCGCATCATTTCCATAGCTTTTTTGGTGTTGTCAGACAGCTCCCCGCCAAACAGCTCATACCCTCCAAGCGCTGTTCTAAGCGTGGATTCAGCTAGCCCGCGTTTAAAGTCTTGAAATCGGGACGAGTCGGGCTTCTCCGGCGTTTCTTCCACCGCTGAAGCCATGTTAAAACCGGCAGTTTCCGGCTTAGCTGTTGATAGGTCAAAAGCCACTAATCTAGCTCCCTTATCACTTGTTTGTCTGGGCCTACTAAAGCCTTATTTCCGTTGGCATCTATCCATACGGTGCCTTCCTCTTCCGGCGGCCCTTCACCATAGCGTTCTAGGGCGTTTGCTACGCTGGCTTCTACTTGGCTTATATAGCCAAGTATATCTTCGGCTTCAGCACTGCCGCCTATTACTGCTTCACCACCTGCCTTTTTAAGCATAGGCAAATATTGATCCCTACCCCATATAGCCCACGCTAACGGCTGCGTGCCAGCAGTAGGTATACTGGCAAAAGCTACGTCTAAATCTTTGTCGGTAGGGTTAATGCCAAGTCCTTGCAAGTTAGTCTTAACGCTGTCTATGCCTACATCGCTCATTTTAGCCTGCAAAGCCTGTATTTCAGGGCCTTGGGTGGCGGGTGAACTAGGGTCTAGGCTGTAACCAAATTTGCCTGCCCAGCGTTCAGGGTTAAGTGTACCGGTAGCAGTCTGAAGAAGGTCGCTGTCCAGTATCTGTGATATCAAATCGGGTGACCCTACTCTGTCTAGCGGCTCTCCGTCCTTCTTGGCTTTAGCCTTATTCCTAGCTACGCTACGTGTAGCCACAGAATATTCTCTGTACGGTATCTTATTTGATACGTCTATAGGCAGACCGTCAGCTCCTATAAAACCTGAATCGGTCATAAACCCGGTTACTTGGCCTGTACCGTCAGAATTTACCCATGCTTCAGGAGCGTTTCTGGCATTAGCTCTTGATTCGGCTAAAGCTTTGGCCGCTGAGAGCTGGTTATCTTCTGTAGTGTTGAACTCCAACACGCCCCTGTCATAAGCCCTATCAGCGTGTTTTTCGGCTAGTTTTCTGGCTTTTTCTTCTTGGCCTGCCTTGTACAGAGGTAACGCGGAAGCCCCTTCAGCTATAGTCTGCCGGATAGCGTCTCTTTCAGGTTGCTGAGCACGCATTTTACGCTCGCCTACTACGCCTCTAAGCGCAGACGCAAGTCCCAGCATAGGGCTTAAATACCCGAACTGATTAGCTTCTGCCACAGGCGTATCACGCATCTGTTTGTACTGTTCAGCCTTTTCGTTTAGGCCGGCCAGTTTCTGTTCAGCAGACGCTGTATTACGTAAAGCTGAAGAGAGCGCATTAAGGTCTGACATGTTAGCTCCATAACTCCAAAAATTCGCCTAAGTCATACGCCATTTTAGCCTGTCCCAGTATGGGTATGGCTTGACTAGCAACGGTGCCCAAAGCGTTAGTCGCTACGGTCTCTGCCCCTTTTTCTGCTAGGGCTTCAGCGCCCGCCGACGCTGCGGCTTCGGCCGCTTGGTTTTCTACTTGTGTAGCGGCTGCATTTACCGAGGTGTCCACTGCCGCATCTGTAGCAGCGTCTGCGGCTACGTCTGTAGCAACGTCGGTGGCTACATCTGTAGCAGCGTCTGTGGCTGCTACCTCTGGGGCTACGAAGTCAGGAACGGATTCTACAATAGGGGGGCCGCCTTCAGGAGCGACTGGAATGCCAAGGATGTTACGGATAGGCGAGCTGCCATCCATAGCCTTGTTATACAGCGCTCCTAACTCTAGCCCGCCGCGCAAAGTATCCGCACGGGCTTGGTTTTTTTCCATCCTCGCGCGGTTATTAGCCGTATTTTGAGCTGCTGCCGCTTCGGCAAACTGGGGTGTATCTTCTACCCCGGCCTGATTAAAATTTTGAAAACCCCACATTAGCTACCTCCAGAATAGGTTTCTGCTATCGTTTGAACATCAGGCTTAAGCCTCTCTTGTTCGTTCAGTGAAAAATTACGTTTGGCTAGCGTCTCTGCTATCTTCTTCTCGCGCAGAGCGTTAGCCGTAGCCGCGGCTCTGGAACGTTGATCAAAAGACTGCTGTTCAGTCCGGCGGTTAGTATCCCAAGCAGTGTTAGCCTGGCGGAAAGATTGACTGTCCTCTGCTCGGCCTTCAGATGTAGCTCCCATACGGGCCATTTCGTAAGCATCGTTTCGGCCAGTGTTGAATAGCTCCATTTCAGATTGATATTGTTGGTCTCCAGCGGCTAAACCCCGCCCACGAAGTCGCAACTCTAAAGCTTGTCTATCCTTCTCGAACTTAGGGTCTAAACGGCGTACTGAACGCCCGTATGAGTCATCTTCGGCTCTTTGCCTGTTAGGGCTGGCCCAGTTAAACTCGCCAGTTCGGGCTGCCTCTGGGCCTTCTCTATACTCGCCAAACGACCCCCAATCTACCGGCGCGCTCATTTCTTCTGCTATGCGCGGACTTAAGTTAGCGGATAAGTCAGCTCGGGACGTGGCGTTTTCCAGTTCAGTATCTAACAATCCTTGTAGCTGAGGTGTCAATGTCTCAGTTTGATTCCACGTAGTAACTGGTTCGCCAGTAGCAGGATCGATACCTTGCTCTGTTTGCCAAGCCACATTGCCAAACGCGTTAGACTGGTTCGGCCTGTTAGCATAGGTTTGAGTAGTAACAGCTTCTCTGCCGTATTCACCCTCTACCTCTGCTGCGCCTACTACGTCTGTTGGTCTGCTGCTGCCTTTACCCATTACGCTGCCTCTGCTTTTTCTAAGTATGGACAGTTATTTCTAGTTAGTTCCATAAGTACGTAGTCTACACCGCGTGTAAACCCACCTTCAATAACTGTCTTAACCGTCCAGCCCATATGTTTATTTAGTTTAAGGGCTTTTTTATTGTTTGCTGGCACCCAGCCGTAAACAGACTGCATACCTTTATCGTTAAAAATGAAATCGCAGCACACTTCCATAAACGTATGACGCAAAGCCATAGGATCTACAATTATCATATGGCATTGACAGCTTGTTCCCGTAAAATTATCTGCCAGTGCCGCTGCCACTATAGCTTTAGTTTCGGAGTCTATAGCCACTATGCCCAGCGTATCTTCTACGCATAGCACCGACGTATGAAGCTTAATAAACCCCCAATCTGACGCTTTAAAATCTCTAAATTCCAGTCTCATATCATCGGCCCACCCACTGTATAGATAAGGTCCCAGCCTACTAGCCGTGTACGAGTACGTGTGCGGCCTCTGGTAGCTATAGCCACATAGCGGCCAGAGCCCCACGAACCGCCGATAGACGGATAACTAGAGTCTCTGGAAGAGCCCCAAATAGCCTCGTCCCATTTACTTATGCCCGACCCGCTCTGACTCCAAAGGCCGAAAAGTGAGTCTACTAACATTTCGGTTTCGGTGTTTATTCCCTCGTTTATGTTGAAGTCGAATTTACACTGCGAAATGTGAGTAGGTGGTGTGTTAGCCAAAAAATCAGGCCTTATCAAGTTAGGCTGTTTATACAGCCCTGGAGTCTCCAGAGCGCTAAAAGCCGTAAGAATAGAAAGTTCTATCTCTGCGCCGTTTGAACCGTCTGTGTTAGCCGTTAATTTGAAATCATCTACCGGCACGTCCATACGCATAAGCCGGTTATCTGCGGTGCCTATAAACACGGAGTTACTCCATGAATCGAAAGCTATCATGGGCACTCCGCGCCACAGCCCCCACCCTCTAACTGCTAAATTATAGTAATACTGTATGGGTTCTGTAGAGCCTATAGTGGGGGTAGATATTAATATGCCGCCTTCGCTGGGTATATTAGCTATCCCCCAGCCAGCTAGGCCTATTTTGGTCCGCATATCGTCACGTATCAGGCTAGTTACTTTTACTGCGATACTTGATTGATCAGCCTGTAAGGCGTTTGAAGCTACACCTTTCAGCAAGTCTGTCATGCTGGTAAGGCCATAAGACGATAACAGGTATAATTCCCCGCCTTGTTCAGTGCCGAAACGCGGCGTAGAAGGTATCTCGCCTATAAAATAGCTGCCTACTATGCCCCACGTAGAGTCTTCAGGGTCCAAACCACCATAGACAATAACATCCCCCGCGTGACCTACCGCCACAAGGTGATCGTCTGAACCATCCCCGCCGTCTACTGTCCAGTTAAATATGCCATCCAGTGTACCGCCGTGCTTTAATTTAGATCCAAAAAAGAACTCCGTAGCCGCTCCTGTGACGGCGCCTATGGCTAAATACCATGCAGAGGTACTGTCTTCTTCAATAAACCATATTCGCTCTTTATGGACCACTACAAACTTAATATCGGCTATTGTAGGGCCGGTTATGCCTGTAGCCTGCGCCCATACGCCTGCGTCATACGAAAATAGCCCGTTTACTGCATCAGCGTAAAAGAGAATTGTATCCCCAGCATCGGTAACGTAATGAGCGTAGCTACCATATCCAGCATTGCCGGTTACATCGCCAAACGCTACTGCCAGTGTGGGTGCGGTATCAAAATCTATATCTTCCCAAATACCTTCATTAGTTATGGCAAAAATTTCATCGGCGGTGCCGTCAGGACTTTCATAAGGTAAGACAGTTCTTACTCCAGCTCCGGCACCATCGTCTATATCGATAGTCCACTCTCTGTACCCTTCGCGAACCTTCATACCGTATTCATAAGGGGTAAGGTTGAACGTGTAAATGCACTGGTTAAGATTTTCAGAACCGACAGCTTGGCGTGTGTCTATACCGCCCATAGGTGCAGGATACCGAGTCACTTTATGGGCTCGGCGTTTAGCCTGTTTAAGACTGCTTCTGGCTAGTGCACCGCCTATCATGCGGGTGTACCTCCGCCATAGCCAGTGTCAGGTATATTTCGACGGTCCAGATAGGGATACCCATAGCCGGTACGTCCTGCATTAAGAATAGGCGCTCCTTTATCGGTGCCGGTGAGAAAACTGAAAATTTGATTTAGGTCGGCTTGCGCTTTAGTCGTGTCGAAACCGCCAGACTCTAGGTATTTCACCTTCACCGCGCGTGTGATCAAAGTCTTATCGAACAGAGGTATATTGCTAGCCTCTGTTACTTGCTGTACGTAAGCACCGTCACCTTTGAGCACCCAAGCACAGCTTATATACTCAAAATTTAAGTCTAAGCTAACGTAGTCGGCGCCCGCGGCGGGAGGTTCTGGGAAGATATTGAATTTACCCTGTGATATGCGAAAACTGGCGTACAGGGTGTTTTGTGCCAGATCACGGCCCTTTAAATAAGTCCAATCTTGAGCCGATAAAGGGCCGCCCATAGGGACGTTATTTGTACGATCCCATTCAGTCTGGTTAAGAATATAGCCGAAGTCGGCGGGCATATCGTACTCGCCCGAGTCTCCGGCGGCGGAGGTAATGCTATGCGATCGCACCAGGTGTTCCCACGGATAAGCCTGCATGAGCTCTTCACCGGCCGTATTAAGCAGGTATCGAAGCTGGATGAAGAACGGGTCTTCACTTGATAAAGGCGCCTCTATAGGTGCTATACCAACTTCTGCGGCTACTCTGTTGAGTATTTCCGAGGCTACTATTGTGGTGTTCACTGACATAGCTCATACCTTAGTTTTATGCGCGACGTTTTCGTGAGGCGCGTTTCTTTTTAGCTGCTGGAGCCGCGGCTACTGGCACTGCTGCGCCTTCTACTTTTGGCTCAGCTTCGGAAGTAAGACTGCCCACGTTTTCGTTTGGGGGTATTTCAGACTCTTCAGCTACCTGTACTTGCGTATCGGTGCTATCCAATGAGCTAGACAGGTCAACACTAACTATATCCCCCTTACCGGCTTCTGAAGCGTTGTTAGCTTCTAAAAGCTGCCGTACCTGCTCTTTCAAGGTAGCTACTTCCTGTTTAAGCTCCGTTTTTTCGCGGTCTTCGGTCTCAGCGTCATTATTTTCTAGCCACTTAATTGCTTGGTCACGTAACGCATGGCCGTTCATAAATTTTTGCACGTTACTGTCTTTCATGCTGGCCAGCTGCTCAACGGTTTTTACATTCAGAAAAGAGAACTCTTCTGCTTGGGTCCGCGTAATTTTTGGCCACTCGGAAAGGGGCATGCCCTCTGTAGGCGGCTCCATACGCTTCTCAAAAGCCTCTAAATGGAGTGGAAAACGCATTTTATCCGCGTGAGTAGCTGGCCGGCAGGCTTGTACGTCCCGCTGGCCGGGAACTCTAATTTCAATGTAGATTTTCTCTTTAAAAACCGGCCTCCCTTGTTTCTGGCTTTCTAGCTTGTTTTCCACATTTTTATAGAAAAAACGCACCATTAGAGACTTATCAGCCTCTACCGTGTTAGCGAAATCTTCGTGGTTGTATTCTGCCTGTTGCATAACTTTTTCCTTTTCGTAGGGTTAGAGTAAAAAACTATTATCTAGGTATTCTTGCATATCGGCAACTTCCGGTTCTGTTAATTGCCTGTCAAATACGATAAGTTGGGCTATGTAGCCTACCCAAGGGGTCGCACCCGAAATATTGACAAATAAAGAAGCAAAGTCCCAATCATTGCTTCCACTGTCTCCAACAACAGAGTTATCGCCAGCCGTAAATTTGCTTGATGAGTTGCCGTTTGCCTGAAAGGTAAACAGCTTTAATCCAGTAGAAAAAGGAAGTGTTCTAATAGTGCTACCGTTACTCCAGTCAAAGTTATTTGAGTCAGAGAAATCGGTGAACATAAATATTCTTTCCCCGGATTCGGACTTAGCATCAAATAAAACCTGATCGGCAGAGGGAGCATCAATAGGCTTTGCCACACAAAAAACCGTAAAGGGGTTTGCTATCGTTTGACCTACGCTAGTTTCCAACCCAACACTACCAATACTATGCACAACGCTATGGCCTGTGTTCTGTATGAAGGTGTTGCCGTTGAGTGTCCAGACCTCTCCCGTAGAAGAGCTTGGGAATTGTGTATCACTACTTCTATTCACATAATAAGCAGCGTTAAAGTCTACTGCTAGAGTGCTTGCGTTATAAAGCTCTACTTGACCGATGGTGCCATTTAACAAGTTCGCCGTACCAGATTGGCTTGAGCCTACCTCTATGACGTTTGAACTGTTAAATATAGTCCCAAGAGTAATAGTTATCGTATCGCCTAGCTTAGTCCAGTTTCCGCCTCTATCCGTGGACGTATAGAAAATGCAAGTCGTGGAGGTCAATTCAACCTTAATAGATATTTGCTGCCCATCTGAAGCGGGCACAACGACCGTGGAGTCGGCAACATTAAGACTTGCCCCGTCATTCGACCATGCAAATCTTAATGTTCCGGCGACTGAGTTTTTCACGCCCAGATAGAATGCCTCTTGAGAAGAGGCATCCGTTTGGCTTGTAATCATAGTGAAGCCAGCAGGAGTCCAATCATCTAACGCCACATCGTAAGCAATGATTTTATTGAGAGTTGACATGTCCTGAGCAGGAGTAGAAACATAATCCCCGCTAGCGCCATACATCAAGCACGCATCACTAATCGACTTCTTAAGATTGGCTCCTGTGCCTACAACTACATCCAAATCATAAACAGAGCCACCTGTGACTTGATTAGTCATCGATGTGACTGAAGAGCCTAAGCCTTGGTGATAGTTTGCAATGCTGGCGTCTATAGCGACAGCTAAGGTACCGTCGGCTTCGAAAGGAATGCCGTTGTGTACACTGGCTGGCGCGTTTACACCGTTGGTATACCCGCGTTTAGCCCAATTTTGTAGTAGTGCGCTCATGCTGCCGTCTCGTGCCCTGTAAAACTAAAGGCACCTCGAAAGGTGCCTTAATCTACACTAAGTGGGGAAGCAACATATAATCTCTTTAGCAGATATGTCGTCAGCGATAGCACAGATATGATCTGTAACCAGGGCTGATACGTCTAAAGTGCCGTCAGTTGCCCCTACGGGAGTAAGTGCGTTACCGTCTGCGCCCGCAGTAAGTGCGATAGTCAGAGTTGCAGGGCCAGTAACTTGCACCCAACCGTACTCACCATCTGCCAAAGCTGCCTGTAGCACGCCCGCGCCAATATTTACACTGTCTGATAGATCAGAAGTGACTACGTTGTCTTGACTGCCGCCAGCACCTAGAAAATAGGCTACTTCGCCAGCTACGCCGGCTACAGCTGCGGTGGCTGCGTCGTACTGCACGTATCGATAAGTTTTTTGTGGTCCTGTGGTGCCAATGTCTCCGGCGATAGTGCCTAGCTTAAACTTGGCCTCAGTATCTACCTGAGTAGGGTCTATTCCGATAATATTCATAACTATTTACCTTCTGTGATTGTTAAAATCGGGGACGCCTAGACGCCCCCTAAAACCCCTACGACAAGGTTTATTTACCCGTTAGCGTCGTATCGGCCTTGAAACATTCGGCCAGAAGACGTCAAATTACCCGCCCAGCCAAGAATCTGCACTTCTGCATCTTGGTTAGTAGAGTAGCGGCGGTTTGGAGACAGGCTAACCATGTTACGGTCAGCGTGTGGGCGATAGTGGATATAGTTAGTGTTCAAAAAGAACCCTGTACCCGCTGGCGTGCCACTGCCTGAGTTACCGTTATAGATACCGCCGTCCAAACAGACATCGGCGTCCATAAACTTAACCGTCGCAAAACCTGCATCGGCCTGGTTCGTGTTGCTGAAACGTTGCTGAGTCTGAAGAGACTCAATATATGTATTCCAGACAGTAGTATCTGTCATAACTAGGTCAGGGCGATCTTGACCGCGTACCAGAGAAGCCCAAAGCGCGTTCCAGTACCCCTGAATTTTAGTTGCATCCAGTCCGTTAGCGGCTGTCTGGTCACTTACGGCGTTCTGCCAGAAAGTAAACACGTTGCCGTCGATACCACCATAAGCAGCCGCAGTAGGATCTACAGGTACGGCGGCTTCTAAACCGTCGATCTGCTTACCGCCTGCCGCTGTGCCGTCTGAATACAGACCGCCAGTGATAAGGTTAGCCATTGTGGCTTCCGCCACTTCAAGTCGGGCTTCCATAAGGTCGATCATTCGTTCTCGGCCGCTGTTTTGCAGCTGCTCAAGACCTGAAATGATAACCGGTACGGCCGCCTGCTTGATATCAAACTCAGCTGCACTGATAACGTCAGATACACCCACCGGAAGCAGGTCATACCCCGAATACCAGCCGGCATTAGAGTTTTCAGCAAAGGAAAGTTCTTGCATGATCTTGTGACCACCACTAAAAGTTTTAATGCGACCTTTAGTTTTCAACTTGCTCAATAGAGCATTATTGTTGGTTACGTTATCAGCGATTTTGCGAGTGCGAGACTCGATAGTAGTAGCGAGAATGTCGCTAATGTTGGCATTTGCAAAAGACATTAGTGTCTCCTAAAAAGCGTAATAGACAATGACCAAAGGTGGCCGGTTTCTAGTAAACCATTCTAGGAGGCTTTTGTGCGGTGCTACCGTGGCTGGCCGCTGCCAAGAAAAGTGATACTTATTGTCTCCGATTCTATACAGAATCAGAGACAATGCAAGTTTTTTATCGGCCCAACCGTATTGCTAGCGCGTCAGCGTACTCTCGCATAGCTTTTAGCTGTATACGTAAGTCGCGCCGTGCGGTCTTATCTAGGGCCGCGTGGGCTTTAGTTTTCTGGAAGGTGTTAATTTTACCTGCCTTTTCAACTAAGTCTGCGAGCTCATTATTCATCCGCTGTAGGTGCGTACCGCTTTCACGGTACGAATTCT